TAAAGATTTTGCGGAAAATATGAAAGAAATGCAAAAATCTGATGGTGCAACTGAACAGGCATTTAAACAGATGAATCAAGGAATAGGTCCGACAATGGATCGAATAAAATCTTCTATGGGTAGAGGAATGATAGAGGCAGGACAAGCGATAACTCCAATGGCTACCCAAATGGTTCAAAGTTTTGAAGGGGCTCTTCCAGCAATAGGGACAGCTTTTTCGAGCATAGGACAGTCCTTTATGCCGTATATTAGCAGCTGGTCAGGTGTAATTAGTGGATTTTTCCAAACGATTCAAGCAAATGCAAGTCAATTTGGAGCAGCCTTTCAAGGGCTTGGGAGTGTATTAACTGCTATATTTTCTGGAATTGGGGCTGGAATATCAATATTAGGAGCTTATTTTAATGCAGTTTTTGCAGTTATCATTAATCTTTTTGGAAGTTTTGCAAGTGCGGCAGGACTTGCAGGGGAACAAGGAGAAACTTTTTCAGCTACTATATCAGGCGCATTTAGTACAATAGCTAGTGTAGTTGGGGGAGCCTTGCAATTCATAATGCCTCTTTTAGTTGGTTTGGCACAAATAATTGGTACTGTACTTGGAGGTGCAGTAAGAGCGATTACACAAACTTTTTTATTTTTTGGGAATGTTATTTCTAAAGTTGGTGGATTCTTTAAGAAGTTATTTGGAAAAGATGATGCACAAAAAGCTACTGAAGCAATAAATGAAGTCAAAAAGGGTATGGAGGATTTGAATAACGAAGCATCGAAACCCACTCAAAAACAGGTTGATATAAATGCTCAAATTAATACTCAAATGGCACAAATGGGAGCTAATGGTCAATTTGCGGGTATACAGATGCCACAAATGCCGCAGCAGCAACCCTTGGCAAATACACAATCGCAGACAGTAAAACTTGATCCGACAGCTAAAGTTTCAATCGACCCTGCTTCGCTTGCAAATACCCAAATGAAAATAGACCCAAGCGCATTCAATGAAATGCAGATGAAAGTTGATCCTGGTTCATTTGCGAATACTCAAATGAAAATAGATCCTGCGGCTTTTAATAATTTACAGCAAGCAGTAAAACAAGTGAGTGCAGATATAAAAGGAAATCCGCTTGATACGGCTAGAAATAGTATTTTAGGAGAAATTAAAGGGCAAATTAATGCCTTGAAAGGCGAAATTTCTTCTACCAAAAGTGCGATTGTTGGGAAATTGGGGGAAGTTGTAGGAGCAGTAAGGGCTATTAAAATTAATGTTAATGTTCCAGCGGCTCCAAGCGGAGATGCGATAGCGAATAAAATTGCAGCAAGTTTGCAGAAAGGATAGGTTATGGGACTACTGGATTATAAAATATTTATTAAATTTGACGAGAATGTTGATTATAAGGAGCTGGAATTTTTAGGAAATAAATCATTTAACACAATGGATTTTTTATCCCAAAAACTTGGTGACAACAATTTCATTGAAAAAGCGAAAGGAATGTTAGCTAGTGGTTTGAATGATTTAAAAGGAAAAGTTGACAGTATAGCAGGTGGAAATACCTTGTTTTCACAAATAAATAGTAAGATATCAGAATTAAAAGAATTTTATCTTTTTCCAGTTCCACCTAGTGAGATGAAATTTAAAAGTATCGGTGGATGGGAAAGTATAGATACCGTAAATGGCATATTAAAACTTAAAAATAAGAAGAAATTACAGTCTCTAGCTTTTAGTTCTTTTATTCCGGAACAGAAATATAAATTTGCGGCACACCATTTGCTTGACCCGTTTACAACATTCCTGTTATTTAAATCACTGGAAATATCTGATAAGCCGATACGGGTTATTTTAGTAGGGAAATTAGGAAAAGGGACTCTTAGTTCTATTTTAAATCCTGTTGACTTGAATTTTCTTGCAACTGTGAATAAATTTGAGTGCAGTTTTGACGCTATTGGAACACTAAATTTTGATATTGAATTTGAAGAGTTTCCAGAGTTTTCGGATATAGAAGAAGCTGAGGCGACTGAAGAAAAATTATTTTACAAGGTAAGTGGTAAAGATGAAAATAATAGTAACTGATCCGGACAGTAAAAGATATGATTTGACAAGCATTGTAAAAGATAATATTCAGTTATCAAGCAGTATCGACAATATTACAGCACAAATGGAGTTTGAACTCGCTTACAATTATAGAGAAGATATGCCATATCACACAATTGACTTGGATAAAGGAGCTTATTTTGTGGAACTTTATGACAATATGGAAACTCTAATATTTCAAGGAATAATTCCTAAAATTAGTGTGAACAGCAAGGCTCCTAAATTTACAGCTTATGACCCAGCTTTTTATATTTCAAGAATATCTGAAATATTTCAATTTGATAATTTAGAAGCGGACAAATGTATAAAAAAGATGTTAAATGAATTTGATATGCCTGTTGGAACTATCGAACCCTGCAGCGTGAAAATTGATGAATATTATTACAAGGAAAGTATCGCCGATATTATTAAAAAAATAATAGAAACTATAAAAGAAGATTCCGAGGAAAATTGGTATTTTTATTTTGCAGATAATGCTTTTCATTTTGCTAAACGAAATAGCGACAAATATTTAGACGGTAAAATACAACCCAAAGAATATAAAATTTCTATTGGTGATGGATTTGTAAATATTTTTAATTTTATAAAAGATCCTAATTATTCAGTAAGTTTTGAAAATATGAGAAATAGTGTCATTGTCGTAGATGGAGATGATGAAAAAATGAATAAAGTCGATACAGCGAGAGATGAAGAAAATATCAAAAAATATGGATTGCTACAATATATGGTTAAACAAGAGAAGAACAATCAAGATAAGTCAGCTAAAAAAGGTAGAGAAAAGACCAAAAGCAATAAAACTGATAAAAAAGAGGATAAGAAAAATAATAAAAAAGCTGAAAAAACTAGGGTTAAAACTTCTAAACGAAGTAAAGCAAGAGGTAAGAAGTAATGGCTAAAAACACAAAAAGAAATAAAAAAAGTAGCAAAAGTTCTAGTAAAAAAGATAATAAAGCTAATAAAAAATCTAGTAAAAGTGCAAAAGATAGTAAAAAATCGAAAAAGAAGCAAAAAGAGAAAAAACCTATAAAAGCTGTAAATGTTTTAAAAGAAAAAAATAAACTTGAGAAAACATTTACTTTGACAGTTCCTGGAGTACCAGTTTTAAGAGCAGGAGATTTGGTTAAGATTCCTAAAAATAGTACCGGTATTGCTGGAATTTTTGAAGTTAAAAGTGTAAATCATAATTTTAGTCAAAAATACAGTTTTTACGGAATTGGGATATATTTTATGAGCTTAACTTTAAATTTAGTAGCAGAATTGGAAGAAAATGAAGGAGAAAGCGAGTGATTTTTATGGATAAAGAAATGTTGCAACCTGAAGAAGCAAAACATTCAGAACCTAATAAGGCATTTGATAATTTAGCTCGGATTTTAAGGAAAAATTTTGGCAATCCTGATTGGAATGGGCCTTTTTTGGGGAAAGTTGTAAAAGCACCTCCAAATCTAGAAGTTCAAATTGATGAAAGAATAATATTAAAGGCGGATAGAATTGTTGTAGCTTTTGAAAAAGTAGCAGGATATACCAGAGAATTTGAAGTTGAAGGCAATATTGAAATAGATGTGACTGATAGTGAGAATATGGATTCTGGCGGAAACACACATAATAAAATAGCAGCAAAAGGGACATATAAAGCTAGTGGAACAAATAAGTGGACTGATGAATTAAAAGTTGGAGATGAAGTTATCTTAAATGAATTTAAAAATCAGAAGAAATTTTATTTAGTAGACAAGGCTTATTATTACAATAAGGTAGGTGGATGAGATGTTACCTAATTCAGCGATTACAGCTCTTGATATATATTCTAATACCAAGAATTTGGAATACGACAATTCTGAAGTTTATTTTGATTTGAAATGGGACTTTAAAAAAGGTGATTTTGTTTATGAAAAAGGAACCCCGGTTCTTTTAACAACAAAAAAGGAAATTGTCAAACAATGGGTTATTAAATGTTTGATTGTTACTAAAAATGCTTGGAGAGTGTACTATAAGGATATATTTCCATTTGGTGTAGGAATTAACAAGTACAAAGGCATAAATCCTCTGTATCAAGATTATGCTCAAAGTGAGATTAAAAGAGAGATAATATCTGCATTGAAAGAACACGATTATATAAAATCAATTATAAATTATTATTCTGAATTTAAAGAAGATAAACTAAGTTTTGAGTTCGATATAGTATTAAAAGGCGGAGAAAAAGAAATGCTCAACATTTCTGAAACAGTTGAATTTAAAGATTTTTAATCGGAAGAAGGTGAAGAAATGGTAACTAGAAAAGATATAGATGTTTATGAAAATGACATAAACAGTTTAGTATCGGATATATTTAATGGTGAATTTATGATTAAATATAGCGATACCGCTGGAAGTTTTACGGCAGATATCGTGAGAGCGTTTTCCACAGAATTAATTGTGCAGCAGAAGTTATATGATGAAATGTCAAAAAATTACAGCGTCGATACAGCTGAAGGTATTTATCTTGATAGTATTTGTAAAGAAGACTATATCTTTAGGAAAAAAGCAACTACGGCGACTGGAACAGTTAGAATTTATGGTACAAGCGGTGCATTGATTCAAAAAGGAATGATAGTAGCAAGTAATAATTGCGCATACACTATTGCTGAATCGAAAATAGTAGCATACAAAGAAACTGGAACAGTTGGATATAGTGATGTTAATGTTGTTGCAAATATCGCTGGAATAATTGGAAATTGTGGAATCGGGGAAATAAATAAATTCCCTGAAAGTTATGTCGGACTTGAAAAAGTAGAAAATCTTAATATTATTTCGGATGGAACAGATGAAGAGAATGATGCAGAATTGCGAGAGAGAAGAAGAAAAATATTATCGGTCCCAAGTGTAAATTACAACACAAATATGATTAAAGAAATGATATTAAATAAATTTAAGAATGTGAAGAAATTAAGAGTAATTCCAAGATGGAATGGTAAAGGGACAGCTAAAATTATTGGAATTGGTGAAGCTGGGATGAAATTAAAAGATGAAGAGCTGAACGATATAAAAACATATTTGGATAATGAAATTATAACAGACGCGGAATTTACGGTAAAAACTATCAAAGAGAAAAGTATAAGTCTTACATTTGAAGCTATATTAAACAAGGAATACAATGAGCAAAGTGCAATTGAACTTACAAAAAGTACTTTAAATCAAGTGTTTTTAGATAAATTATTTGAAGAGAATAGAATTTATTATGCGGAAGTAATTGATAAGTTGTTAGAAATAAAAGCATTTAAGAAAATTTCAAATATAGATATTAATAACACTAAAGAGGATATTATATTGGAAGATGAAGATTTAATAAGTGTTTTAAATATAACACTGAAAACTTTAGATTAATTTTAGGAGGAAAAAATGAGCGGATTCACATTAGGGGCAAAAGCTAAAATATTGAATACACTGTTTGAAGGCAAAACATATTATGCTGGGCTTTTGACAGCAGTTACAACGGGAGAAAATGGAAAAGAAAATGCTACAGAGCTTGTTTCAGCTTCGTATGCAAGAAGGGCTATAAATTTTGGATCAACAACATCGAATGAAACAAGTAACTTGGCTTCAGTAAAATTTCCTGAAGCAAGGGAAGACTGGGGGCGTGTAATAGGAATTGGAATTTATGATTCGATAACTGGTGGAAATTTAATAAATTATGCTACTTTTGACGCAAGAGATGAGGTTATAATTTATGCTTTAATGCAATATGAAATCGCCAAAAATTTTTATGTGATTGGATTTAGAAACTAATGACAAAAAATGTACACCAAAAGTCAACCGAATATATTAAAGATAATTTTAGTGAAAATGAATTATCAAATTTCTATGTGAGGGATTTTGTAAATGATGGTAGAGATAAAGAGTTTGCTATGATTAAAAGTAATCCTAAAACAGCAAATTTTGTTAAACATACCAAAAAATTATCTGAGATGACGGCATTAGAATTATTGAATTATACAGTAAGTGATTTTTCATTCTTTGTAGGATTAGATGACTATGTAAATTTCAAGCAAAAGATTACTGAAAAGCAATTTCCGATACTCTTCATATATGATGACGATTATGCGGATGTTATGTATAATCTTGCTAAAAATGATTATTACAACAGTATGATAAAATCAATTCCAGGAATATTCAGAAATTCATCCCTCATTCAGGATATATTTCATTTTACAGATGTTGAGCTAAAATCATTGGAATTTAAAATAGGAACTTTAATAAAAAACAGAAGATTTACAACGGCAAGAAGCGAAATTTTGGAAAAATTAGAGGGAAAATATGGATTAGTCTCAAGTAAAAATTTGGCAACAATATTTAAAATAAACAGAATTATAGCAAAAAGAATTTTAAGGCGATCGACCACTCTAAAGTATTTTGAAGATACAATGAAGTTGTATTTTATTTTCAATGATAGTGTAACAATAACAAATGATAAGAATAATTTCCAATATGTAGTAAATTTCCATTCATCCATTGTAGATAAAGAATATTTGGAATACTGGCTAGAATTGATTTATGAAGTCATTCCAGTTTGGTATGATGTAAAAATTGTGTATTAATTGAAAGGAGATAAAATGAAACAAGCAACATTAGATTTAATAAAAAATATAGATGAAAATACTTTTATACCGCCAAGTACTAAAAACGAACTTTTTGAGCTATTTCAGTTAGACACGGTTGCTGATTTGAGAAAAGTATCAAGGAATTTTATGAAGTTGTATGAGATATTGGAACATCTCGACAGTCAAACTTCGAGCGCAACAACAGAAAAAGCAGGAATTGTTAAATTCGGCACAGAAACAGGAAATGTGATAGATGCAGAAACTTGGAAACAAGCAATAGGACAATCTTTAGGTGGGTATGTAAGTAAAGTTGAAAGCAAAGAAGCTGGGAAATGGTACATAAATGATTTAACAGATGGGAAAATATATAAATGTATACAGACTCACACAAGTACGAGTTTTGATATTACTAAATTTGTGGATATTACGAATGTTGGACTTTCAGACAAAGTGGAAAATTTATCCGAATTAATAAAAACAGTAGATTTAGGTGTTTACGACCTGAATTCAAAGTATTCAGGATATGTAGATGTTCCAATTCCGCGAATATCTAATTATAAATATATTAGTTTTTCCGTTGCACCAGGACAAAGTTTAACAAATGTTTCTAGCTATTACCATGCAACATTGAATATTCTCGCTATAAAAGGTAATGCGGTAGGAGGATGCAGATTATTTGCAAATTATATTAAAGACATTTAATCGAAAAAAAAGCCGGATTTTAACAGTAAATAGCAAAGAAATTTATGAATTTACACGAAATTTAAAAATATAGATATTGATTTTTAAAGACTTTGAGCTAATTTTAGTTTATGCTTACATACATTTTTTATTAAATTACTAAAATCTAAAATATCCATAAAGTCAATAAAATCAATAAATATTTATCAAAATTCTGAACAAATTCATAAGTTAGCACAGAATAAAATTTGAAAGGAGAAATAAAAAATGGAAGGATTCAGAGTATATTTATACGATAAAAATGGGAATATAATAGGAATATTTTTAGCACGA